CTGCGGATTAAAAACTGATTTAAGATTATAATTATGAGTAGATGCAGCGTATAACTTCTTTAATGGATTCATTCTTCTTTCAGAATCATATCTAAAGTTAGTCATCTCAAATGACATTCTTGGAAGCTGTACAGCTACTTGTCTATCTGCATTAGGATCTACGTCGCCTCTTATAATATATTTTTGACGAGGACCATAACTAATAGGTACCTTCATAGTCTGTATTGTTGTACCAGCTTGGTTAACTCTATCTATCTCTATATTATTAAATAGAGTACCAAAGTATACTACGTATTTTCTTATAACGCCATTGTAATATTTAGTATTAAACATTAGAAGTCATTCTCACTAAATGGATTTATGTCACTGAAGTCAATAAACTCTGCTGCTTCATCTTGGAAGAATGTTGTAGTATCTCCCTTATCGACTAATCTCTTATCTTCATTGTCGTTAGTTATAACTATTCCTGATTCAGTCATTATCATAACACCTGCTTCAGTAGCAAGAGTTAACGCATCAAGTTTAGCATCAATTGAATATGTTGTTGTCATTGCATCAATGACAGGAATACCAGTCTGGAATAACTCTCCAGAGTATTCAAATTTCTCTAATGATACATCAAACGTTTGTAGGTTACCTAATTGATAGAATACAGAGTCAGTTTGAACATACTTAACTTCAAATACAGCTCCTATCTCAGTCTCAATAGAACCTCTTACCCATGGTAAGAATATAAGATCGCCTTCTCTCGGTCTTGTTATAGACGGATCAAACTCTTCTACTTCTTCATGGAATCTTCTACGTGCATATGTTATGTTAATTTGATCTCTTATCTCTAGACCAAACTTACTCATAAAGGTACCTTCACCTTCATATCCTTCTACGGATTTAACATATAACTCTAATGGGTAACTTGTATCGAATGATGATAACGGAGCCTCTCCATAAAGCAGATCTGTCTCTACTCTATTTCTTGGCAGGTAAAAACTATCCTGTCCATATATCTGTATAGACTCAATGACAAGATTATCGATAAGCCTCTGTTCACCAGATGCTTCGTAATTTTGAAAATAGTTAGATCGTCCGTTATTTGTTGGCATTGTTCATTAACCGACCATATCTGAAACAGGTAAGCTGTATGATGAAATCATCTCTTGTTCGAGTTTTGCGATTTCAGCTCCTGCGTCATCCATAATCTTGCCCCCATTAAATTGTACACCGCCTGGTAGTTGCATTCCATCGAACTTAGTTAAATTAGCTCCCCACTGATATTTAATCTTTTCAGCGGCATAAGCCAATAACCATCTGTCTTTGTAGACGTCAGGAAAAGTTTCAGGATCAACAATCTGGTAACACTCGGCGATTATATGATCACCTACTTGTAATTTAGTCCAGTCCATGTCGATATATAATCTATTTATGTTCCTATTAAATCTAATAGGCTGCCTACCCACTAATAACTCTTCAATGAATTGAATGTGTTGCATATTAGTATAGTAAGTCACGAGAGATTGATTGAAGGATGTCAGATCATATAGATCGTTCAATGCAATTTGATATCTTATATTAAATAAGTTATTGGTTGATAAAGCATCACCAATATCAAAGACGCGGACAGCACCGATTATATTATCCGGTACTTCCACGTATTTGTTTGTTATATTATCAGCAGTAACTACCCACTTATAGTATTCTTTCGATACACCATCAAAGTGATAATCCCAATAGTAAGATAATGCTTCGTCAATTCTATCTTCGACTTGCATATCCTCTACATTGATCTCAATTACTGGATAACCCAGCTTCCTTAGACAATGTTCTTTAAATCCCGTTCTGGTCGTTGGCAATGCCATTAGGTGTTACCCCCAAATAAGCGATCCGGAACTGTTATAAACTTTCAATACTCTATTAGAACTATCTTGTAGTGAAGATATAATCGCATTAGCTGATATTGTTACATCGTTAAATGTTACGTTATCTGTTGTGCCAACGCTCTGTCCTATATGAACACCTGTTGAATTAGATGTTACACCTGTTCCACCTGTTACGGCTATGTTTCTAGTTGCAGTAATATTACCACCACCAGTTAAACCATTTCCAGCTGTTATCGAAACGCTTGAGTGATCTATATGCTCGTTTGCAACGAACCCACTTAAGCTGTCATGAACAATTTGCGAATCATTAGTAAAGACTCCAGTGCTGTTAGCTGTGATACCTGTTCCAGGTACTACTGCTAGTGATGGCTCCCATCCAGCTCCAGGCGTACCTGATACTGAAAGACCACTTCCAACTGTTACGTTGTCTACAAAGTTACCAGATGTATCTGTATCAAGTGCAATCGCTACACCCTTATGACGCAAGTCATAATAAGTTGATCCATCTTCAGTAACTTGCCACTTGTCTGTGCCTTCGTCCCACTGTAATTTTACGTTTGTTGATGTACCACGTTCTACTTCGATTCCAGCATCCTCTGAAGGAGTACCAGATTCGTTATTATTAAGAACGATAATGTTATCATCAACTGTTAAAGTTTCTGTACTTATAGTAGTTTGAGTACCTTGTACAGTTAAGTTGCCAGAGATAACCATATCTCTGAATGTTACGTCGTTTGTTGTACCTACGGACTGTCCAATATGTACACCAGATGTATTTGATACTACACCTGTTCCAGCTAATACTTTTACTGTTGTTGAGTTAGCTCCAAGACCAAGTCCTGCTAGGAAATGAACACCAGTTGAATTAGATGCTATACCAGTACCTGGTTTAACTGCAACGTCATCTGCGTTAACAGTCATACCATCACCAGCACCTACTGCAAATGTTCTAGTAGAAGCGATTGTACCACCACCTGATAGACCGCCACCGGCTGTCATTGTGACGCCTGTATGATCTATATTCTCATTTACATCATATCCACTTAATGTTGTATGATCAATAACCTGAGCATTAACGGATATTCCGTCTGCTGTAACTACTATTGAAGTATCATCTGCTACAACATTAAATGTTCTAGTAGTATTAATAGCTCCACCACCAGTCATACCAGCACCAGCTGTCATTGTGACACTTGTATGATCTATGTACTTATTAGCTACAAAGTTATTTAAACTTGTAATATCAATAGCGCCTGTATTAACATGTAATCCAGTTGAGTTAGCTATTGTTATTGAGTCACCTGAGTTAATAGCTAATGTTCTATTAGCTTCTAAGGTTCCACCACCTGTTAGTCCGTTACCAGCGATCGTGCTTACTGAGCTATGATCGATATGTTCGTTAGCCACATACCCATTTAATAGGTCATGGTTAAGAGCTGCTGCATTAACAGAGAGCCCTGAAGAACCGTTTAGAAGCGTTCCACCGTCCAACTCTAAGTGAATACCACTTGAGTTAGAAACGAACCCGTCTCCATCGAATACGATTGTCTGAGCATATGTTGTACCGTCACCAGTGCCTAATACGAATGTTGTATTAGCTGCTGTATATACAAAACTTGATACACCACTTACTGCTGCTGATTGTACGTTTGTTACTATGCCTTTTGCTGTTACGGTAACGACAGGTATGGAAGTAGAGTTACCATAAGTCCCGGCCGCTGCGCCTGACGCAGGCAATGCTGTAGAGTTAACTACACCTGTTCCATTAACAACTTCAACGCCGCCAACTTCAAGGCCGTTTTTTACTCTAAAATTTTGATTTGCCATTTATTCCCCTATACCCTTATTTATCCGTTTACGAATTCTACTGAGAACTTAACGCTCGTAGAACTGTTTACTGGTGTTACTTGTGTTACTACGTTTGCTCCTGAGATGGTTGCATCTAGAGTATAAAGTGACGCATCACTTTCTAATACACCATACTCAGTTACGTATACTGTTGTGTCATCATGTCCTATTAAGAATAATGATGAATGAAATTCTCCGCCCTGCTCTGCTGCGATATGATATAGTGCTGATTGGTAATCTGCTTTCGCAAACTGATGTAGAGTTACTTGAGTAGCTCCTAATCCAGTTAACGATTTTCTTGTTTTACCTTCTGAGTTAATTGACTTAGTTGTTGAAAGTAAATCATTTGAACTGTCGTAGTTAATATGTCTAATCAGCTCTGCGAGGCTCATTGCTTTTGTCTTTGGCATTTTAGATTATCTCCTATGACCTAATTAATATTTTCTTGAAAGTAAACGTTGTGCCTGCTCCAGAAGGAGTGGCCCTCAATCTAACACTTCCACCATTTGTATCTGCACTTAAAGTGTATATCGTATTATTGGAATATACTGAACCGTATTCAGTTATAAATCCATCAGTTCCATCATGAAGCACGATTGCTTCACTAGATTGCCATGAATCTGAAGTGTTAGCAGTCACTAAGTATTTAGCAGATCTGTACGTCCCGACAGTGAATGTATCCAATGTAATTACTGAAGTATCACCTGAAGATATATCTGCTGGTGCAGCTAAGTCTACTGGATCATTAACTCCAATTACACCAACTTTTCTTACTTCAAGAACATCACCGTTTACTGTTGAACTGGTTAATGTAATTGCTGTTGAATTAGTTTGTGCATAGTCATCCGATCTTACAAGCTTAACACCATTTAGGAATACGTCTTCTGTTCCTGCTGTATATGATAGTGTTTGTGAATTATCATCTGATCCTTCGATCAGAGTTTTTGTGCTCGTAATTGAGAATGTAAAATTTGTAACCTGTACTGCAGCTGATTCTTGATCCGCAAACGATATATCGCCTGTTGAGTTAGCTATTAATACTTGGTTTGTTGTTCCAACTTGAGCTGGAAATGAGTATCCATTAACATGTAGTCCTTCAATGACTGCATGACCTGAACCATTAATTGTTGCATTGCCACTACCAACTGTCAGTGTTGTTACATTAGCTCCGACTTCGAATATAACTGAACCATTAGAGCCATATAGGACTCCGTCTGGTAAGTTAAGTGCTAATTCACCTGTTGATATGTGGGATGTGTTCGGCGCCTGACCTGATACGGCAGAACGCTTCAATAGAATTTTTGATGCCATCTTCGTGTCCCTTATTTAAGGTGGGTAAGGGAAGGTTAAATCTTAATCTTCTTCTTACCTGAAGTCTTTTTCGGTTCTTGAATTGCTTCAGTTCCGTAAGTATCTTCAGTAGTATTTACTACCTGTGTTAATTGTTGCAATTCTGCTCTTTGAGCAATGATTGCTTCTTCTTGTTGCCTATTAACGTCTTTTAACATTTGGTGCTGTGCCTTCAGGCTAATAATCTCTAAGACTTTAGCCTGAAGTTCAGCGTTAATCGCAGCTATATAAGCTTTCACATATTCTTCGTTCATAATATATCCTTATTATATAAATTTATTTATACTAATTGCTTAGTATGTACCACCATCAATAATAGCTTCTAAATAAGCTAAATCAGTAGCAGCGTATGTTACAGTTGTTCCAGGCTCAGCTGTGATTCCATCAACAAGAACGAACTTCTTATTAGAATCTGACTGATCTCTGAATAGACCTGTATACTTGTCTGTTCCACCTTCGTCATATACACCATAGAAACCGATGTCAACTGCGTCAGTGTCAGTACCAGTTTGGTCCTGAGCAAGTTTTAGCATTGAGTCAGTTAAAGCAACTGTAGATGAGCTAACAATAGTTTGTGTTCCAGATACTGTGAAGTTTCCAGATACTGTTAAGTCTCCACCAACACTAGCATCGTCACTCATTGTGACATTACCAGTTAATGTTGATAAACCAGCTACGTCTAAAGCGCCGTTTAAGTCAGAACCACCAGTTACTGTTAAAGAACCGTCAGTGCTGATATCTCCAGCTTGAGTAATTACAGCGTTAACTGTAGAGTTACCAATTACTATCGTACCACCTGTTAACAACATGCCATCGGCTACTGTTAAGGTATCACTTACTGTTGTATTACCAGTTAATGTTGATAGTCCAGCTACTTCTAAATTACCATTAAGATCAGCCAATCCTGACATAGTCAGAGTTGAACCTGTTAATGCTCCAGTTATGCCTAATCCACCACCAACGTTTAAGTTAGCAGAAGCAGTTGCATTGCCTGTTAATGTTGATAGACCAGCTACTTCTAAATCACCGTTTAGATCTGAAAGACCTGAAGCAGTAATAGTAGTAAATGTAACAGCTTGTCCATTAGCAACTTTACCAGCTGTTAATGTATTTAACTGTGACTGAATACCTGATGTTACGCCAGTTACATAGTTAAGCTCAGCTGTAGAAGATGTAGCACCGTCTAGCTTGTTTAACTCAGTAGCGTCTGCAGATACTGCTGTACCATTTAATGATAGAGCATCTGTTTCTAAAGTACCATCTATATCTACATCACCTGAAATATCAAGAGTAGCAAATACTGATGTACCTGGTACTGATATAGGTTGTGTTGCTACTACGTGAGTTGCATTACTGTATAAGTTATCTGGTTGTATAAAGGCACTAGCTCCCATTCCACTATGTGAAGAACAGAAATAGTATACGCTGTTAGGCGCATCTTGTTGTAGTTTGATTCTTGTATATGAACCTGCACTACCTGGTGTACCTACTTTTTCATAGATCTCAAAACCACTTGCTGAACCTTCAGATACTTCAGAACCATTTGCTGCTGTACCAAATACTAATGGATGCGTTGCGTTGGTATTGTCTGATTGATCGAACCAGTAAATCATTCCTGGTACTAATCTTAGGTTTTGTTGTGTTGTTCCGTCGATTTGGTATTTGTTTCCACCATCACTTACAACAGTAACAACATGTTGAGAACCTTTGTTCTCTACTAGCATTGCTGAAGTAGATGTGTTTGAAACTACTAATCCATTATTACCTGTGATAGTAACTGTATCAGCGTCAGCGTCGCCACCAAGTATAATTGTACCTGTTGCTGCTGTTCCGCCTGCAGTTAAATCATAGTCAACGCCAGTTGCGGCGTCTACTGTTACCTGTGTTGAGTTTCCACTAACTGTGATTCCACCGGTACCAACAAAGGTTACATTATCATTAGATAATGCGTCATTATCAACCGTTAAGGTTAATGATGCTTGTGTTGAGTTTCCTGATGGTACAAAGTTATACTGGTCACCCGATAGCGTAAAAGCGCTACCTGAAGAGTTAGCAGAATACAGCTTCTTTGCAGCGATATCAATCGCTAATTCGCCTTCTGCTAGTACATTAGTGCCAGGAGCACCTGTACCTCTTCTTAATTTAATTAATGCCTGTCTAGCCATTTTTGTTCCCCTTAAGTATTATCGTGATTATTCTATTATCTTTCGAGCGATATATTTAAATCACGATTAACTAATATACGTTTATTTATTAATCTTTGTGAATCAAGCTCTCCTAAGAGAACTTTATTTTCCGCGCTCAATTTTTGATTCGTTTCAGTTAAAGCGTTTATGATAGTCTGTTGATCTAACATAAATTGACTTATAATCTTACGATCAAAATCATCAAAATCATTAATATTAATATGTGCCTCCATCCAAGTCAGGAAGTGTTATTTCTCCTGTGCTCGAATTATAAGTTAGTCCACTTGCATCTGAACCTGGTACTGATATAGCAGCTCTCGCTACTGTATTAGAAAAGTATTTGTTCGTGGAACCTTCACCGAGTGAGTCCGTCGTTAGAGTAGAGATAGCAGCTGCTTCAATTTTACCTGCGCTAGTAATTACAGAATTACTTCCGACTATTACTCCGCCAGTGACTTTAAATTGTCTTAATGTTGCCATTGTTTGATTTCCTCTGTCTATACATCATGTAAGGAAGTACTAGTAAGTACCACCGTCAATATCACTAAATGTTACATCATTATCCGAGATGGTTAGAAACTGGTTATTACTACCAGTCTGAAAACCTAGAGTAGTTGAATTGGCCGAAACGAGTACTGAGTTAGAGGTGAAGGATGATACGTTAGTACCACCGTCTGAGACATTGAGCGGAGCCGTTAAACTAGTTATGGTTCCGTTAATAATGTTTGCAGATGTTACATCTCCAGCATTACTCGGATCGAAGCTTCCACTTCCACTCAACCCCGTATTACCGTTATATTTAGCTCCCGAGAGGTACGCGGACGTACCTGAAACTAAAGAACTCGGTAAATTAATTCCAATAAAATGTAGTACACCTGACTGATAGTCAAAGTACCATTCATCATTATTACCTGATCCTGTTTCGAACACTTGCGTACCGTTAGATACTGGATTACCTGAACCGTCAGAATCGATATGAACTTTTAATTGATATGTAGCACCAAAGGTAGGTGGTATCCAATTAATGATATTAGACTTCCATGTCCTTAACGCTTCCGATGTACCATCGCCTGTTGCTGCTTGGCCATCATATACTACTACTGCTGTGACATTAGATGCCGGTTTAGTTGCTGGTATTAAAGCTGCATCTGCCCAGATGTAGTCTGGGGCAATAATAAACTTAGATACTATTGATTCATTAGGTGCTTTCTTAGCACTAGCTGAATCTGTCTTAGCTTTACCAAAGCCTACCTTTTTCCATAGTAGGTCAATTTTTTGATTATCTGAAATAGCCATTATTCAATACCAATTGATGAGATGTAGTCACCTGACTCTAATCCAATACTAATAAGTATTTGGTTATTAAAGGCATTGGTGGCGTTCTGATCACCTAGAGTTAAAGTAAATGTATTATTGTTGTATGTACTACCATCAATAATTCTATCACCAGAAGTAAATGCACAACCGTCTGATCCATTACCACCTGCAGCTGTATTAGCTCCTGGTGTACCAGAACCAGCATATGTATCACTAGCGTTTAGCCATCCATTTGAATCGGATGTACTATCTATATTTGTCTTTGGTGCGGCTATATGGAATGAAGATACCTTACCAGTTAATCTTACAGTCATATTAGCCATCGTTGTTCTTTTAAAAGCAAATCTAAAGTACTGAGTACCCGATCTACTTGTTGCTAGATCTGGACCAACTGGTAAGAAACCAGAAGAAAGATCTGTTGTATAATGAGTTAAGTTACCATAACGTACTACTGACTCATCTGTACCTGCAATAGTAACTGCTCCTGTCCAAGCATTAGATGCAAAGTAATCAGTACTATCATTAAACGTTGGTGTAGCATTTGTAGATGAGAAGTTACTTAACCTAACTCCATCTGTATCAAAACCAGCTCCTAATGAATCAGCAACACTAATTGCATTTTCATTAACACCTGATGATGTACCATTATATGTTTGAATAGATACATTTGAGAATGATACGTTTGATCCAGCACCATTAACATTACTCATTCTCATCTTAAAGTTACCGACTCTTCTACCACCACCATTAATATTAATTTGGAATGTTTCCATATTAACGTTAGCACTCATACCTGTATTAGCAATAGGGAAGCCTGAGTTTAATGTAGCAGAAGGCAATATAACATAACCTTTTGTTTGTGAGTTTAATACTGAACCGCTATCACCTTCTGATGTTGAATCAGAGTATATATTAAATGGTGAAGACATATTTCTATAAAACTGTCCAGCAACGTTCGTTACTCTTGAGCTTACTACATTAAGTACTGCGTCATTTGTATAGTAAGGTATACCAGATACATATGCTAATGTACCAGCTGCATTCTGTGTTACAGAAGCAGCATTAAATTTAATTGTTGGTTTGCTTGATAAATTATCTTTAACAAATCCAATTGCATTAGTATTACCAGTTGCACTATGACTTAGTTTATAACTATGTGTTCCTGTACTGTGACCTGATTTAGATATTCTAGATCTAAAGCCACTATATAATCCAGGTGCATGTATTCTATTAGATGCTGATACTGAACTACCTGAGTTATTAAAGTTATAAAAGTCAAGTTGATCAACTATTACTAAGCTGCCATTTGATCCTGTATCATCACCAGCTGAGAAAGCTAATGTATTTCCTGCTACGTTATCTATAACTGCAGTTAATGTTCCAGCTGAGGCATTATATGTTACTTGGCTATTAGCTTCGCCGTTAGTAGCCACAATACCAGCTGTTGTAAATCTTGT